AACTTTAACAGGCATGTCTGTAGAGATTTTGACTGGTTCTCCAGTTTTAAGCTTCTTTAACATAGATGCTAGTTCATCGCCGCCGGCATCGTCAACACTGCTAGGCTCATCACCAAATGTTGGGCCGCTTACTGACGGGCCGCCTGTTAGTACACTATCACTACCTGGCTCTTCTAAGTCATGATCGTCCATGTCATGATCGCCATCGCGGTCTAGATCGCCCATCATTTTTGGCATTGGGGCGCCCATTGTTGGCATCATACTTTGACTAGCAACATCGCCTTTGGCTAAGTCCATAATACCGCGCATCATTGCAACAATTTCGCCTGCATTGCCTGCGCTCATGTTTAGACTAGCAGGCATTGTTGGCATCGGAGCGCCCATAGGCATCATTCCGCATTCAGCAATAGTAGACTCTGTTAATTTCTTTACTCCAGAAAGTGCTTTTAAATCACTGATACCTGGCTCAGCCATTTCAGGTAATTTAATTTCTTGTCCTTCAGTAATTACACTGTCTTTTACTTGTGGCACCATTGGATTAACTACCCTAGGGTTGTTTGCGTCCAGCTCTGCCAATCTTTTTAAAACATCGATCATCTGCATAATTTTTTCCTTAAATCTTAGTTGGATTGACTCGAACTAGGAATAACTTCTCCTCTTTGTTTACGTCTTTCAGCAGCATCTGCGCTTAGACTTTTTAAGAAAGAGATATTGTACTCGTCTCCGTAGAATTTTTTTGAGTCTGCGTTTGGTGATTCTTTATAATCGGGGTCAGTTAACAAGGCGCCTTCTCTTTTTACTGTTGGCTCTTGATATTCTTCTAAAGGTTCGCCGGGCTTGCGAACTATTAGGGATTGATTGTTAATTGCTAAACCGCTAGTAAGATATTCTGTTAGTTCAAATGAAGTTGTTGGGTAGCTAAGTGACACTTCGTATATGTTAACTTCCATATTTTTTAACTTAGGAAAGTCTAATGGTAAATCTTGAATAGGAGTCTTTCCTACTTTTTTAAATTCAGCTACGCTGAAACGACCTAGCAGGCCTTTTAATTTTTCTTCTCTTTGAGTATCGCACTCTCCTGCGATCTTGATACGGAAGTCGTATTGTTTAATCGATTCTATTAGGTATTCTTTAAATGATCTCATAGCGGTTTTCCTATGCTTTATTTATCCATATTTTTTAGTTTTGCTAGGAGAGAATTCCTGTCAGTAATTAGAACTCCCTCTGCTTGAATAGTATCGGAGTTTGCATTTCCGTCTTTTTTATCTACAGCGTATTTCTTTAGCTGTAACTCTACCATTTTTAACTTTTTGTCAATTTTAGCACTTTTAGCGGTAATTGCAGCATTCAGCATATTGCCAGCAACTTCAAACATACGGGCACCATAACGTGCTTCTACATTCATGCCTAGATCCATTAGATCGTCATATGCTTTTTCAGCCTTGTTTGCTAACGCATCTAACTCCATATCGCTTATGTCTCCTAGACCTTTAACACGAGGCAATGCTGCTGAAATTTTATCAAATTCTTCTAATTTTTCTTGTAAGGATAAAACAGGAGGTTCTATTACTTCAGACGGATGATCAACTGGTTCAGTTGTTTCGTGCTCGGGCAGATTAAACAATTCTTCAAGTTTCTTAGTCATAATAATACTTATCGCTTTTTACTACCACTATGGAAAATATCTCGTTCACTCACTACTCTGAATTGTATTCCGTATTTTTTACACCATGCTTGAGCTGCTTCCCATTTTGCTAGGTTACGTATATACTGAGCTTGATTTAATTTGTTCTTACCCACAGCTTCGAGCGTTGATTGATTATTGGGTTTAATTTCAATTAGTTCGGCGTGTTTCTTTTGATTCTTGTCTATATATACAATTAAAAAATCCGGAACGTACACCGTGTTTTTTCCAGTTAACGGATCTCTATAAGGAATTTTAACACTTTCACTAGCCCAATGAATTACCGCAGGGTTATTATCGCAGAACATCATAAAGGTTAATTCCCAACTAGATCGGTATGTGGGATCAGTTGCTCCTTGATATTTCTCAGGGTTTTTTGGAGTAAACTTTCCTCGAGCAGTATTTCTCATTATGCTAAAATGTTGCGTCTAACTGCGTCAACTGGTGTGACTTTTTGAATAGATCCTAGAACACTAGTTTTAAATCTGTTATAGTTAAGTACTTCTGAAATAATTTGACTTAGATCATTTTCGTCTAATTTTTTCATA